TTAGTTCTGCTGACCCACCTCCTGAGTACTCGACCTTTCGTCGTTGATGCGCTCGATGTCCTTCAGGATGAGATCGATCGCAGAGCCTAGGCGGCCCAGGGCTTGATGAAGGAATGCGTTGCACCTCTCATCCTTAGAATCAAGTTCCCCGTATTCGCCCAGTAGTGATTTGAACTTGTTCAGTTCGTCTCTGGCGACGTTGTGTCGTCCGGTCATGTTTCTCTCCTTATTTACCTAGAAACCCCACCTCCCTTGCTGGGCCCTCACGCCCGGGAAGCGGAGGCGGTCGAGCATAGGTCAGATAGCTGTCAAATTGCTATCTAGGCCATGCCCTTGAAGAGGAATGGCAATGATTCAATACCCGGCAGAATTGCCACTTCCTCTGCAGGAGGGGTATGGCCTGAGCACGGTTGATCCGATGCGGGCTACGCAGATGGTCACGGGGCGGTCGCGGTATCGACGGGTAACCAGCAATCCCCCGACCTCCGCTCAGTTCACATTCAACTTCAGCCAGGAAGAGGCTGCGCTGTTCGAGGGTTGGCATACCTGGGCTCTGAACCTTGGCGTCGAGTGGTTCGAGATGCCACTTCAGACCCCGCTGGGTATGCAGGTGCACCTGGTGCACTTCAAAGGTATGTATACCGGCGGTGAACTGGCTCAGATCAAGCGCTGGCGGTTCTCTGCTCGCTTGGAGTTCAAGAAACGGCCGGTCTACACCGAGGACCAGTACCTCGGCGCCTACCTGGGCATGCCGCTTGACCAGTTCAACGCCGGCCTGCAATCCATCCTTGAGAAATGGCATACGGATTACTTCGGATGAGCCTGATAGAAGAATGCTACGCCTCGGGGCGTGGGGAGCTGGTCGACACGATCGAGGCGAGGAAGGAGGGCGGCACGGTCTCTCACTGCTACTGCTCTGGCTGGGAAGACCGGGTGTGCATCACCGAGGACGGCCGCACGCTGACCTTCGTCGCAATGGCCATGGACCTGGCCCTGCCGAAGAACGACAACAGCGCGTTCCAGAACTTGGTGCTTGGCCTGGACAACGTCACGGGCGAGGTACAGGAGGTCGTGGAGGAGGCCAAAGCAGCCGACGATCGCTTCATCATCACTTTCCGACGTTACCTGGCCGAAGACCTGACGTTCCCGCAAGAGCGGTACCGCATGACGCTGCTCAGCCGGGAGTACGAAGACGATGTGGCCAAGCTCACCGCCGGCTTCTTCGACCTGCTCAACACCAACGGTCTGCGCACCGTGCTGACCACTACCTTGGCACCTGGCCTGAAGTACCTCTAACCATGATCGAGAAATTCATGCGCGCCCCGTATCGCGAGGGTGCACGGGGGCCTATTGCCTTCGATTGCTGGGGCCTGTGCATCGCTGTTCGCCATGAGGTGTTCGGCCTGCCGCTGCTGCCCAGCTTGGGCGCCGTGGGCAAGAACAAGCTCAGGGCCAACACCGAGGCGTATCACGACCTGCGACAGGGCATGGAGGAGTGCTCTCCGGAGCCCGGGGCCATTGCTGCCGTGTTCCGCGGCGCTCTGTGCCTGCACGTCGGCGTGGTGGTGGAAAGCGAGGGAAGGCTGAAGGTGCTGGACACAAACCCCGGCGGCGCCTGCCTCCGGACAACTGGCGACTTTGAAGCCGCATTCCCAAGGGTGGTGTACTACCGATGACTGTCGAGTTCTATCCGAACAAGATGTCTAATACTGCCCCGATGGGCACGTGGAAGACAGATCGCCGCATGACGATCGAGGAGTGGCTGAAGTCCCTGGCCAAGTCCTACGAGCGCCGGGAAAGCCCGCCAATCAGCGTGGTGCTGAACGACGAGATTATCGAGCATCGTCTATGGCACAAGGTCAAATTCAAGCCTTCTGACCTGCTCCAGATCTACCGAGAGCCGAAAGGACTGGAGCAGGCATTCATGGGTTTCACCCTTTTTGCTGGGGTGAAAGCGTTTGCCAAGCTAGTTACGCCCAAGATGCCCGGCATGCCATCCAGCGCCGGCACCCAGCAGGGTGACCCCCTGACCGAGGCCAGCGCCAAGGGCAACAAGGTCAAGCTGGGTGACCCAGTGCGCCAGATCGCCGGGCACCAGCGGGTCTATCCGTCGTACCTGACCCAACCCCGCCGGGCGCATGTCGCCCCGCGTGACCAGCGCGTGGAAATGCTGCTGTACATCGGCGAAGGCGAGTACGAGGTACCGCTGGCCAAGGTCAAGGTAGGCGAAACCCCGCTGATCTCTCTGGGATCCGATGCAACGTTCACGATTTACCCGCCAGGCGCTGATCTGTCGGGCGACCCGGCCCATATCAACTGGTTCAACGTTCCTGAGGTAGGGGCAAGCTCCAGCGGCTCAGCCGGCCTGGAACTGACCATGGCCACCGACCTCACCAGGTCGGCCACGGCTTCGGCGTACCAGTTCGTTGGCGACACCATAAGTGTGCCGGCTGGCTCCGGCCAGTTCCCAGCCGACTGGTCGAACGGCATCATCGTCCGTGTGCTTGCGCCGTATACCTACACGGTGATTGACGGTGGAGCCGGGCGCGACATCATCCGTGGCCCGCTGGAAATGCTGAACCCAACGGCGGGCATGCTCATCGAGGTGGCTGGGGCGAATGCGGGCCTGTATGTGGTGCACAGCTACACGCCATACAGCCCAGCAGTGCCGGCCAACCCTGGAACCGCGTCGACGCTGACCGGCTCAGCCGCACCGAGCCGGTATGACTTCGACGTCACGCCGCTGAGCTTTAGCCTGGTCCGCGGCGCGTCGACGTATCCGATCACGCTCAACACGGCGACGACCGACCTCACCGGCCTGGTGTCTGCGTTGAATACCCTGCTCAGCGGGACGCCATTCCAGGCGCAGCAGAGCAGCGGACTTCTGCGCTTCGTTGAGCTGACCCCGTTTGCGGGCCAGACCATCACTGCGACCGGTGCATCTACCATTCTGGGGTCGTCTCCTGTCGGCGTTACCGGCACAGCAACGACCAGCGCTATTCCCGAGCAGCCAGCGGAAATGACGCTGGACTACGACGGAGGATCTCCGGTGGTAGGCCTGGCGCTCGGGCAGGGCCTGGCCACCATAGGGCCGCGCGGCCTGCGTTACCGGATCACTGCCTACAGCACGAACCTGCTCGAGGTGGAGCGCCTGACCTCGTCCGGATCGACCGACGCCGGCTGGCCCGGCTTCAACGTCATGCAGACCGTGAACGGCCTCATCACGCTGGACGCTTCGAACCTGCAGGGCGGCTACCGTGGGCCATTCGCCTGCTGCCCGGAAAACGAGAAGGTCACCCAATTGGAGTGGACTGTCACCTACGCCAATGGCCTGGCCGGTATCGGTCGGGAAGGGCAGATTTACGAGATCCCAACCTACTACGTGTTCGAGTACCGCGACATGGACGTGGCCGGTGCCTGGACGCAGCTCCAGTACATGAACGTGGGCGGCTCACTTGATGCTCAAGGCTTCACCGAGCGAATCACGCTGCCATACGCAATGCGAGCCGAGGCCCGTATCCGCAAGCAGTACGTGGACCGGCCCGGCCGGATCAACGATGAAGCGCGGGATGACGCCACCTGGACGGACCTGCGCGGGCGGATGCAGAACTCACCCACCAGCTACCCCGGCCTGACGGTGATGACCTGCAACATCCGTGGCGGTGACCGGCTTTCTGCGCAATCCGAGAGCCAGGTCAGTGTAGAGGTGACCCGCATTCTGCCGCTGATGGAAGGTGGTACCGGGCTAAGCCGCGACATCGTGCCTTGGTGCATCTACCAGCTGAAGCAGCGCGGGTACACGGATGATGACCTGGATCTGCCGGAGTGGCAGGCGTTCCACAACATCTGCGTAGCCCGGGGTGACACCTACGACGAGACGCTGGAGTCGACGATCACCGTCAAGGACATGATCAACAACGCCCTGGCGTGCGGTTTCGGGGAGCTGGTGACCTTCCGGGGCCTGTTACGCCCGGTTCGAGACAGTGCCCGGGCCGCGTTCGACGTGACCTACGGCCCGAAAACGCAGACCTACTCGCCACAGAACATGACCAAGATGCTCAAGATCAGCGGCGCTATGCCGTCGATCAACGACTTCGACGGCGTAGATGTGGAGTTCTTCTCGCGTACCACCTGGGCGTGGGAAACGGTCGAGTGCCGGTGGCCAGGTGACCTTGGCACCAAGGTCGAGAAGGTCAAGATGCCGGGTGTCAGCGATAAGGCCAGAGCCTGGCGCATCGGCATGCGCCGGCGTGGCCACCAGAAGTTCCGGACCGACATCTACACCTGGGAAACCGAGATGGACGGCAGCAACAGCGGCTACTTGAGCTTTGCAGCCGTTGCAGATGACGCGCCAAAGCGGTGCCAGAGCGCGATTCTGCTGGCCTTTGAGGTGACGGGGTCGGGAACCCTGCTGACCTCTTCGGAGCCGTTGGACTTCAGCGCCGATGGAGAGCACCGGATTGGCGTGCGCAGGCTCGACGGCACGCTATCCGGACCATGGACGGCCACTCAGGTGGACGAATACACCGTTCGGGTCGATGCGCTGGACTTCACGCCAGTGGTCGATCCTCCGCTTGAGCCACCGCACATCCTGTTTGGCCCGGCCACCCGATGGGCATACCCAACATTGATCACCAGTTCAGACCCAGGGAAGGACGGAAACGTCTCGATGAAGGGCATGCCCTACGACGCCCGCGTTTACACCTACGACGACCAGTTCCCGCCGGCATGACGCCGCAGCAGTTACCAGGCCCGCCACGTGCGGGCTTTTTATTGAGGAAGATTTGATGAGCGGCCAACAGACCCTTCAGGAGCTGGACCGAATTGTCGGGACGACAAACGAGCTACTTCTGTCGCCCGAAGTGAAGATGATGGACGTTGGTGGTGGCGTGATGCGGCCAACCAACGCAATGGTGATGACCAATCTGTCCACTCTGCTCGGCGGCGCTATGCCGTACCCATCGTTGGCAGAGGGCTTGGCTGGGACCGGAGATGGCACAAACTTCAGCGTTCTATCCAGCGTTGAAGACGAGTATGTGAACGTCTACCGGAACGAGGGTGGCGTCGGCGTTTTTGTCGACAGCTACCCGAATACCGACGCGCTTCGCAAAGCTGTTGGCCGTATCAAGGGCTATACGCCATCTGCTGAAACGGAAACCACTTCAGTTCTGGTGGCCAACAAAGAGGGTGGTAGGCTCGCCAGAATCACCAACAAAAGCGTAATTCTCCCGAGCCTGAGGCTGACGACAGAAGACGGCCGAACGGTGATTCGCAACAATGAAGGCGGCGCTGTTCTTTATGCTGACGCTGCCAGAGCGCTTTTCGGCTGGCTTGAGCAAAGACCCACAACTCGTGACGGGGCCTATGTCACCAACCGGGAAGGCGGCCTGATCAAGGATCTCTCAGGCACGATCGATGTTGAGCAAGTGGCTGATGATCCATTTGCTTCGGGGCTGATGTTCACGCCACTGCTGGTCACAGCTGAAGGCTTTGAACAGACGCTGTACCTTAAAAACTTGCTGCCGAAGCGAAGCCTGGCTGGCTCGGTAACTGCGACGCTGAGTAGCACCACCACCTCTGCTAGCGAGACTGGCCCTGACCTTAAAATCGCGCCTGGAAAACTCGGTGCCAACGCAGTCTTGAACCTTCGCAGCAACTCCCTTCCATCTGCCAGGCATTTCTTGAATGTGGCTGTGAAGAACGTACCGGTTCAGTCGACGCCTACGTCCGTCAAGGTGTTGATGATCGGCGATAGCATCGTGAATCGGCAGGGTGGCTTTCTGCTGAAGCAAGTACTTCAAGCGCTTAACATCACTGCTACCTGCATTGGCACGCTGCGTGGCTCTTCAAGTCCGACGAATCCGAACGATTTCACTGGCGAGCTCGGCGAGGGCCGCGAGGGCTGGGAAACCGGTGACTTTACGTACGCCATCACCGATCGGGCGCTGGTAATCGCCCCAGGTGATGAAACAAATTACCTGGAGAACATGACCAAGTCAGAGCAGATGCTGCGGAATCCATTCCTGCGTGCAGCTACTGGATCTGATCCAAGCTCAATCGTCAGGAACGGCTATGTATTCGATCCGGCTTTCTACCAGAGCCGTTTCGGGCTTGAAGCACCGGACGTCGTGGTCTACTCGGTTGGAACCAACGATGTTCGGGATCGCACTGCAGGTACCATTTACGATGTGGTGCTGGCTAACGACACCATCATCCAGGCTCAAATCCGGGCCGCATGGCCATCCGCAAAAATAGTTCGCATGTTCCCAGGTACTGCAATAAACACTGAGCGTGACGCTCTTTGGGAAACGCATTACTTGCCCATGCTCCGTGCGATTCAGCAGGCCGCCGCTAACCTTGCTGATCCAAAATTGATAATAGCCCCAACCTGGGCCCTTACCAATCCGGAGTCCGGATACGCCTTCTCGGCAACATCTCCAGGGGCTGATGGTTTTTACACCGGTGATTGGACTGATGCGATTCACCCAATTCAATCGTCACGGCAACGCTTGTACGAAGCGGTCGGCGCATATACAGCAGCCGCATCTCTGAACATCATCTGAAAAAGGATACAGGATAATGGGTGTAGCAATTATTACCGACGGTCCAATCACGCCCACTCGCTTCGTTGTCCCTAATGTGGATCGAGGGCTTGAGCTGTGGCATGAATTCGACTCCAGCGTGTCGAATTTCAACATCAACAAGGCGCCCGGCAAATCCAACTCGGTCGTAATGGGCTCTCCGACTGCTTTCGCATCACATGCGAGATTCAAAGGTGGGTTGAACTTCATTCAAACCATGGTGGGCGATACTGACGAGATCACTATCATCGTGGTTGGTCGAAGTGTTCTGCTCCCTACCGGCAACGCTGACGGATCCATTCTGGTAGGCGGGTACACCGGTACGTCGGTAACGCCAGGCATTACAGGCCAGGCAGCCGGCGCAAACATCTACTTGGCCAACCCTACATCCGCCACTGGTTCAGCGAGCCGAAACGATGGCTCAGGTGTTGCGGCTGCTGCTGGGGTGAGTGGTAACGGCATCGTTCCGACCAGTTGGGCTATTCGTAGCGTTCGCGCGAAAACTGGCGAGTTTACGGTTCTGACTGATCACACGGCCGGCGTATCGTTCACAGGTACTACCAAACTCCAGCGTGCCTTGAACGGCAACAAATACCGGATCGGTTCTGGGACCTCTGGCTTTGCCGGTGAATGCGATATCACCATGGCTGCGATCTTCTCGGCTTATCACAGCCCAGAAGAAATTCAGGCAAATATCGACATGGTTCGAGTTCGCTTGGCAAGGCTGGGCATCAACGCCTGAATTTGATCGCAGGGTATCGGCCGCCATTGGCGGTTTTTTTGTGCCCGAACTTCGCCAGCCCGCCCAGAGCGGGCTTTTTAACAACTGGAGAACACATATGCCACTTGATAGCGACATCCGCCAGGGACTAGCCCTGCTTCCTCCGCAGATGGGTTCTCGATCTGCCCGGGTGCTGCTGCATGCCATCAGCCTGCAAGAAAACCCCAAGCGCCTCGAGCAGCAGGTCAAAGGTCCAGCCCGCGGCGACTATCAGTTCGAGAAGGGCGGCGGCGTTGTCGGCGTGATGACTCATGCCGCATCGAAGAGACTGGCAGGGGAGGTGTGCCGCGCACGTGCCGTGGCCTTCAACGCCGATTCGATCTACCAGGCCGTAGGCCGCGACCCGATTTTGGCTGCTGCGCTGGCGCGCCTGCTGATCTGGACCGACCCCAAACCGCTGCCCGCTACCACGGATGAGCAGGGCGCCTGGGAGTTGTACCTGCGCACCTGGCGTCCCGGCGCATACGCTCGCCAGCCCGAAGATCTGCGCGCCAAGTTCAAGCGCAATCATGCGGCCGCTGTGGCAGCGGTGGCAGCGTGAGCCTGCCGCTTCCCGCCTGGGTCTGGTGGCTGGTAGCTCTGTTGCTGGTTGCCGGTGGACAGCAGTACCGGGTGATGCTGACGCAACTGAATGTAGCGAGCGCCCAGGCCGATCTGGCGAACTACCGCCTTCAGGTCGCCGAGCGTGATCGGCGCGCGGCTGCCCAGACCAGAACCGAAGAACAGCGCCGCCAAGCCGTGGCGGACAAGGAGGGTGAGAATGCACGACAACAACTGGAGCTGGCCCAAGGCCGGGCCGCTGCTGCTGAGTCTGCTGCTGGTGGGCTGCGCGGTGAAATCGCCCGACTGCGCGCCGGCAGAACAGCAACCTGCGGTGCCATCGCTACCCAGCAGCGCAAGGCAGGAACCCCTGCCGTCGTGGTGCTTGGGGGATTGCTTGAGGAGTCTGACCGAATGGCGGGAGACCTCTCGACAGCGCTTGAGCGAAGTCGAATAGCTGGGCTGGCGTGCGAGGCGGTTGTGGATGGAATCCGCCGTGGCGGTGGGTAGCTATATAAAGGAAGGGAAACGGTCGGCAGAACGCCGGGGGCGGGCTGGCCTGGGCCAGTGACTTTTGAAGTGACTTTGTTCTGTTCGGTTCTTCATCGTTAGACATCGTTGCAGCGAGCGTCTGGCGGAAAAACCAATGCTTTCAAGCAGCTACGGCTGCCTGCCACGCATGGGGTGCAAGGGGTCGAGTGTTCGAATCACTCCGTCCCGACCATATATTTCAACGACTTAGCCACCTTAGGGTGGCTTTGTCGTTTTTGCATGTGGGGAGTTTTTCGGGACTTCATCCGATTTTCCTCTTCAAGATCGTCAACACCGGCCCGCGGGAGTCAGTTGTTGATACCATGTTCGCAGCCTCAATCAGCTTGTCCAGCTCAGCGCCGGAGTAGTGGCTGGTGATGCTGCCGTTCTTGTGCCCGAGCAGTGACTTCCGATCCTCTTCAGTAACGCCTGCTGCCCGCAGTCGTCGACCGAAGGTGTGCTTTAAGTCGTGAATCCTGATCGAGGCATATCCAGGGTGAGCGGGGCGAAGGTTTTCCTCCTGCCAGAGTTTCGCCGCTCTCACCCGTGCCTTCTTCCATGCCGAGTCGTTCATCCGGTGCATCGCGGTGCCGTTGTATGGGAATACCCACTCCTTGCTGATCCCGCGCTGCCTTTCAATGATCGACTTGGCCACGTTGTTCAGCACCACCTGAGTGTCGCCTTCTACCTGGTGGCCATCAGCGGGTTCGGCGCGTTCGTCACCACCCTGCAAGGCCATTGGGTAAACCCATTCGGCGTGATGCTCAGCGCTGGGTTGGTCGCATATGCCTGGGCCCGTCGCGGTCACGCCTTCAGCTGATCCGCGCCACAGAATAGACGTGCGCCGTTTCGTGGCGCGGGAGTGAGTATGAGCAGACTGATGCCACCGGACGACCTGCTCGATTCACTCTGGCTCACGCTGCACCCGGCCACTGGTGTGTGGGATTGGGTCCAAGGCGAGCACTTGCCTAGACAGGCGATCTAATTTTGAGGTTGTATATTTGCTAAAGGCACCCATCCAGTTGCGCCGTCTGAAGTCCTTGCCGCCCAAAGCCAGCCGTTCAACTGACGCTCGCCTTTCAGTATTTGCCCCTCGACAACATCCAGCTCTCTGTTGGTGAAGTCCTCCAGCATCTTTGCAGAACCATCCACCTGGCGGTCAAGGAGCTGCCCCGGCACAAAGCCGGATTGTTGGCCAGGAACAGTACAGAAATACCAGTCGGGCCAGCCTTCGGGTCCTTCATATCGTTCTCCAACCAAAATCCGATCTCCGGTTTTTAGGGTCATGGGCTCTGGAAATTCGCTGATATGTGAGTGAGTTACCACATAGCTCAATTTGGTCATCTTGGCTTCCTTGGATGGTGTGGGCTCCAACCAATACTGGCAGCACACCACTATTTCAATCCTGCCTTTAGGTCTACTTGAGACAATTTATGACAACGAAGCAACCCGACTGGGAGGTAATCGAACGAGCCTACCGGGCCGGGGCGCTTTCCATCCGTACCATCGTTGACCGCAACGGGGTGAGCGACACCGCGATCCGGAAGAAGGCCAAGGCGTTAGGCTGGGAGCGGGACCTTTCCAAGCAGGTCCGCAAAGAGGTTCGCAACACGCTGGTTCGCGGCGAGGTTCGCGAAGATCAATGTGCGAACCCTGAGCGGGACGCCGAGATCATCGAGGAGGCGGCAGAAGAGGGCGCGAGGGTTGTTCGCAGTCACCGCCGCGACATTCGCACAGCCGCGAACCTTGCAAACCTGCTGATGGATGGCTTGCTCACCAACCCTTTTCCAGCTGTCCTCGGCCATGAAGAACCTGCAGGTGCTTGA